GGATGAGCAAGATGGCAGATATTAAACTAATTAAATTTACTAGTGGTGAAGAGATCATTTGTGGCCTTATATCTTCAGGAGAAGGTGCAATGGTCATTGAAAATGGTGTCACATTAGTATATCACCAAACAAAAGAAGGTACAGTATCCGTCGGATTCTCTCCTTTTATGCCTTACCATGATGGCACTATTGCAGTGTATCATACATCTATCGCAGCAATTACTGACGTTAAGAAAGAACTACTAAACGAATATAACAGGATCTACGGTTCTGGTATCGTATTAGCTGGTGCAAACGACGCCCAATTTAAAGCTTAATTGTACTTTTAATACCCTTTGGGGTATAATTATATTATGAAATCAGTGACGGATTTTCTTCCATATCATAGGCCTTCTGACGAAGTTATAGTCTTAGGCCAATGTCCCTCATCTAAAACTACACCGTTTAAGAATGGGACATTTGCACGTCTGAAGGATTGGATGGACACAGTAGGTCTATATGAATGGTCGTTTCATAATGTGATACCTAATAAGATAAACTCTTATAAGATGTCTGATGTAGACGTGGATGCATTACTAACAGAGACACAAGGTAAAGTAGTGATTGCACTTGGTGGATTTGTATCAAAAGTATGTGATAAGTATGACATACCACATTATAAGATTGATCATCCGTCTCCACGAAATAGGAACCTAAATAGTAAAGCCTATGAAGTTGGTATGCTGCTTAGACTACAAACATTTTTAACTGAGGTTGGTTTATATTGATTGAAACAACACAATACTATGATGAGTACATAAGATACTTTAACCTTGCAAAGGATCAGCAAGAGAAGTGTAATGTATCTCTTACACCACCTTATGGCATGATATCACATGTAGAGTCAAACATGAATGATGATCTACTGCATCATGTAGAATTGTATGATGTGGTCGAACGTAAGTATGCAGGTTTCTCTCAGATCGTTAATGATTGCTTTTATGGTTGGACGGATCAGCATCCATATTGGAAAAAGATGGAAGCAGGTAAGATCACACATCAACGAGATACTGTAGCACATAACTGGACAGGAAAACATTCCGACTTTAAACTGCCCGAATGGCTGTACATATTCATCCTCCATCGTGTATGTGGTTCTGCAATTAATTACAGTACGAAACCTAGTGGATACCACAATACCTTATTGTTCTCGCTACATAACTGTAAGACTATTGAGGACATGGTCGAGATGGTGAACAACTATCCATACTCCTTCTACACTTCTGTTGGATACCAATTCCCAGCATTTCCTAAACCACCTGCAGGATCAAGATATAAACGTGGTGGAGATTATTACCTATCAGAGTATGCACCACGGTTAGCAAGAGAACTAGCAGAGTTTTTAGAATCTGGTGGACAGAGATCACTAAGAGAGATCGGTTCGTTCATGTTAGATTGGAACGTTAAGAATAACTTAAGACAGTACCACTTCCAGTATGCTGCAGTAGTTGCAGACGTGGCTGATTGGTACCCACAGTACGTTGATAAGACATCACCGTTCTACTACGGTACAAATGCAGTAGAGTGTATCTCATATCTTGCAAAACCATTAACTAAGATGAAGCAAGAAGAGTTCCTCGATCAAGTTATGGAACGGATCTATGTAGAGACTGGTGCATACCCATATAATGCAGAAGACGTGTGCTGTGACTTCATCCGTTGGGTAGAAAACTATGTACGACCTGGATCAGACTATAACCATATAGATCGTGATGTTATATTCTCATCATGTAAGATCTTAGATCATCCATTCGGTAGACAGAAAGCAATGCTTGATCTTAAACTAATAGATTCATTCAATAGATTAACATCTCATCCTTCAGACGATTATGTCTTGAAGATACATAATATGACAGTGGATCAATATAAGGAACTATGCAAAACACTCTAGCTCAATTCATATCTGGTATCGAGTATAAGAATATTACCTATAAGGGTACAAGTCCTGTAGTATTAAAAGATGGCAAACCTACTGAATCATGGATGAAAGATTGGCCACTTGAAAAACGTCTTGATAAGTTTTTTGAGTTTTGCCAAGAGTTTGATCTACGTCGAGATCAGTTGTTAGCAGAAGATTACCAGATCTTTTCGCATAGACTCCATTGGCATGAACATCCGTTCTGCGATATTATGCAGAAGGTTACAGATCCCAAACTAAGATTATGGTATACACTAACGTTCTCATTTAGTAACGAACATTGGGGTACACTAACACGGTTGATGTATCAAGGTCCAGAGAATCTAAGAGAACACTTTAAAGAACACCGACACGCACGTAATGATCTATTCCAAATCTACTATCCTAAGAACACGTTAGTTAAAGATTGGCTGATCGATGGTCCTAAGAAGGCAGCTGAGGAGATGTGGGAGTTTCTTGAGAAACATAGACATAGATTAGAACGACCATTCACCATGATGGAGTATGCTAAACTACTTGAGAAGTATTTCAAAGAGAAACAAAACTTTAGAAGTCCACTGTATCCATGTAAGAACACTGCACGATACATGGCTATGGCATATCCTGATATCGTAGATCCTGAGTCAGTATTGTTTGGTGGTACAGGACACTTTGATGGCATGCATCAGATCTTTGGTGTAAACCTTAATGGTAAGGTACAGTATGAGATCGACCCTGATGGGCAGTTCATACCTAAGAACAAGCATGCACACATGTGGCTTGAGCAAATGAATATATTAGTAAATGATCCTCGCAATCCTATGAGAGAGCAAAAATGGTTGAACATAGAAGACAAGTCATGTCTATTTTGGAAACACATTGCTATCAATCATGGAGTAAAATCTCCTACCAAGCGTATACCATATAATTGGATATTTCCTAATAGTTTTGATTTGGCCAAACGACCAGACGGAAAAAAAGTCTTCCCAGCATGATATGCCCCCATTGTGGTTTAAATGGTAGTTTACCTGCTATGAAAAGATGGCATTTTGATAATTGTAAATTGAGAAAAGAATGAGAACATTTGTAGAAGGTCCAAACAAAGAAGTAGGCATGATGACATGGTCTGAAGCAAAAGACTACTACTTATCTCTATGTGAAGGATGGACACCGTACAATCCGGATCCGGTTACAGTGATGCATGAAGGTGTACGAGTGGTTAGAGATGATTTGATCGTAGGTACAAAGACAAGAGCTGGTGATCTGCTTGCAGCCAAGATCCCAAACGATACATTAGTTTATGTACAGCCAAGAGTCGGGCTTGCTGGTGTGTCTCTATGTGATGTAGCAAAGATACATGGTAAAAAGATTGTACTATTCATGCCATCATCCAAGCAGATATCACATCATCAGGCATGTTGTATTGAACGTGGAGCAAAGGTACACTTTGAACGGATAGCAGCGATGCCTAACCTAAACCTCGCTGCTAAAAAATACGCAGAGGAAAACGGTTATGCGTTCATCCCACTTGGTTTGAAGCATGAACTAGCAACTGCAGGTATTGTATACGCAGCAAGTAAGATCAAAGAACCTGAAGAGGTTTATGTAGCTATAAGTACTGGTGTACTATCACGAGCACTACAGATAGCATGGCCAAATGCCAAGTTCCATTCAGTTGCAGTAGCCCGTAACTTACAAGAAGGTGAGTTAGGTCGCGCAGAGTTTATATCAGAACCTGCAGAGTTTGCAACACCAGAAAAATACGAGAACTTACCACCATTCCCAACAGTACGTACATACGATGCAAAGGTTTGGAAGTACATACCTAAAAATACGGGTAGAGATATATTGATGTGGAACGTTGGCACAGACCCAATATTAAAAGATCATAGTATTATTGACACAACAAATTCATATAGAAAATGGAAAAAAGATGAAGTTACTACTAACACAGCCACTCTCGCCGGTTTCTAACAAGATCCATTCACACAAAGCTGCNCAAGGTATCATCTATGCAGATCAACTAATGACTGCAGGTATGGATGTAACTGTACACATGACAGGTAACCAGATANATGATTACAATGCATATGATACGGTTGCTCTCTATCATGGTAACGACTGGGGTGGATCACTCAACTTATTCGGTGGGTTGGAGAACTATTCGAACATCGAGTACATCATCGCGCTATCAAACTTTAGAGGTGCAGTATGGTCATTAGTGATCGATATGCCTGATTACTATGGTATGTTGTATCCGCGTGTAGAG